TATCTTTAATACGAGCATTATATTTGACAGTGACAATTTTTCCTATTACTTTACTGTGAGTATATGCATCTCGTTGTTCATCGGAATACCCCGAACCAACATTAACACGAATAACACCGTCGCTTGATTCACACACCAATGCTCCGAGCCGACCCTTATTTTTACCAGTACCTTCTTCCCAATCAACAACAACCAATTCACATTCCAATTCACCTTTGAATTTAATTTGTTCTTTAGACCGTCGATCTTCCCAAATACCTGTTTTGGATTTTAAGATTGTGCCTTCTTGGCCTTCAGCAAGAAACTTCTCAAAAATTACCTGTGCAGAATAAAGATTATTGACTTCTTTATTCCAAACCAAGTCTACATAATGTCTAAACTGATTAAACTGACCTTTGACGTGTGAAATAGAATTACCTAATTTAGCTAGACGAATATTATACGGTTCCGTATCTTTGCTTGTCTGGAATGAGCTAAGAGGAATAGCATCCCAAAGAGTTGCTCGTACATTTTCCGATTCCTCCATACTCATAGTACCCTTAATTGCTTTAGATAAAATGCCATTGCCTGTTTGTCTATTGACTGGCTTGCCTGCATAATCAGCAATCAACAATTCACCATCAAACACCATGTCTTGTCCATAGTGTTCTGCCATCTTAAGAAAAGGTACACTAAAAGATTGATTAGGGATGCTTAATGTCTTGCCATTACGAGATCTAAATTCTACAGTGTTGCCTCGGGTGATTGCGTTGAATCGCATTCCGTCAAGCTTAAGCTGGACGTACGCTGGGAAGGAGATTTTGTCAACGAGTTTTTGGTCGTATCCAGAAGCCAACATAATTGGGTATGTCGAGACAACTCCTGGCCAAATTTTGTTGACTGTTGCTTCGGAGACTCCACACCGCATGTCTTTTGCAATAATACGCTCAATGATCTTTGCATCTTCATGATTAACCGATTCTAAAATAGTTTGTAAATGAGAAATACCTGCGTTACCAGTATGTACTCGCAAATAAAGAAAGTCCAACTGATTCAATGCATCATCTAAAGGAACACCTGTATCTTTAGGTTGATATGTAGGGATCTTGCGAATATAAAACTGAATAAACGGATCTAACGCCAAATGAAATACTCGTTTAAGTAATTCATTGTTCTTATTTTTAATAAGAATAGCTTCTTTAGCTAGACGGGAATTGTCTGATGCTAATTGTTCAAAGATCGTATAGATTTGGCTCATTTCTTCTCCTTAATGTCTTATTATAATACCGTTCGGATAAGAAGTCAAGAAGTAACCCGTTCAAGAAAAGGGTTAAATTGCCCTTTAATTTTAAATGACATTTTATAGTCTTTTTCCTCCGAAATTAGTTTTTCTTTTACAGGTTCAATAGATTCCAAATCTTTATAAACACCTACAATATTTTTCTTTTTAACACGTCCAATTTTATCTAAATAATTGGCTTCAAGGATATATTGATTAAACATATTAAGTAGTTTGTTTTTCCATAGTAGTACTATTAGTAATAGTTTGATACATTGTCTCAAACTCCTCATGTTCTTCCAGCTCAAGGCTAAAATTTTGTTTGTGATAAACTTTTGCCATACGTCGAAATGTCTTTTTTGACAATAGATGTTTTTCGCAAATGTCTTTAATCGCTTCTCGAATAAATTCCCGTTCACCTTCTGTGCGAGCCATTGACGCACTAATTTCTTTCATGCATTCTAGAATCTCTTTACGGTCGGTTGGGCTTGATGGGATAGTCATAATTATTTTCTTTCAATATCATCTTCAATACAATTATCTCCATACTGGATTTCGATAATTTTCAACGGAGCATCTGTTTCATTACAAAGCTGATGCCATTCAGTTTTCCTAATATGGAGACTATCAAATTTTTCATAGACTCCTTGTAGGTCAACATCGGTGCCTGCGTCCAGTGTATAGACAGAGGCTTTTCCTTCAGAAACAAACCAGTGCTCTGCTCGATCTTTATGTCTTTGCATACTAAGACATTTACCGGGATCAACTGTTAGTTCCTTAACTTTAACTTCTTTATCTTGTTCATGTAGGACACGATAATAACCCCAATACCTTTCAGTCTTAGGAGATTTCCATTCTTTAAGAATCCATGAACTAGAATTGGTTTTGTCTTCTCCACCTATACCAAAAGCAAAACTCAATCTGTTATCTTGAATAGACATTTCGGGAATGTTATCTTTATTCCTATCCCCGCCGTTGGCAAAAATAATTTCATAAGTTGGATATAAGTCCAATGCATATTGAATAAATTTCTTGGCGCTATCATCTGAATCATACGAGTCATCAAATACGACGATGTCATCGACACATTCTAATTCCTTAATTAATGCTGATCTTTCCAGAATAGGCATAAATGGTCTACCTTTTTTTCTAGTCAACCATGCATCAGAATTAATGCCTACTACAAGCCAATTGCCTAGACTTTTTGCAGTTTTTAAATATTTGATATGACCACTATGTAAAGGATCAAACCCACCTGTTACTAATACTATTTTCATTATCGCCTCATACTTGAAATTGATTTTGCCTCTTCGTCACTAAAGATAGGAACGGCATTGGACTTATGCATAGTACCAATGCCAATCATCTTTGTTCCGGTATATTGAGGAATTACTTTAGAACTACCAATACCATCACCAGTATTACGACTAGGAATATTTTTGGTATTTGTTCTACCAACGGGAGTAGACAATTTATAGGACAATGTCTCAGCTGCAAGAGCTCGTTGGCGTTTTTTTTCTTCTTGAGACTCGCCATGAGACTTTAGAAGTTTTTTCCATTCTGTATCAAGCTCTCGAGCACGTCGAGCCTCGTCTGCATTCTTAAATTTAAACTTGCCTTTTTTCTTTCCACCTGTAGAAAGCCAAGGTCCAACTATGTGCATAGTCATAAAATACTCCTCACGAATAACATAATTATAACACCTTTTTCAATACTTGTCAAATGCTCTGTATTGATATTCGGTCATTTGTCTACTATCATATTTTGGATCATCCGGCATTAATCCCATATTTGACCAGGCTTCTTTGGTAGGAAGAGGTTCCGGCTCCTTTTTGAATATTTTAATTATTCGTTCAAAGAAGCCTCGTCCTTTTTTACTGCAACAACTTCTTTAACCTTGGGTGGCATCAAATCGGGATATGCTTCTCGCACTAAATCTTCTTTAATTGATTTATATTTGGTTTGAATTTTGCGATCTTTAGCTAAACAAACTAATTCTGATTCTGTCCAATGTAATCCCTCTAACATCTGCAGAAACAATTGTTCTTTACGCATTTTTGTTAAATTAACACCTGCATCCAACCAAATATAAAATCTTCTGAATTCGGTATACAAATTTGATTCAGAATATCCTACGGGGATAGAAGTATCTTTCTTAAATGGTGGTTCACCTTCGGGTAAATTTACCTTTACTCGCGGATCATAATTGATTTGTAAAATTCCTCGAAGTACTTGATGTTCGTAGGCTTTAAGAACTTTGATTTTGTTTTCTCTGCCTATAGTTCTTTCTACTTCTTCTAGAATTTGTGGTACTGATGTTTTCATTTAAAATTCCTCTATAACTTCAAGCATATTTTTCATTTTATGTTCAATGAAAAAGTTTAGCAATTTACTTTTATCTTTTGTTGGCTTTTCAACATAACTATTTATAATAGATTCCTTGATTCCTTTTGGTATACAATCAAAACTAACTAGAACTCGATTGCGATCATAGTTTGCTTTGAAGTCATCATCCTGTGGCATTTCTTCCGGATCCTTGTACCAAATATCTACCTTCTTAGATGATACTGGTTTTTGTCGAACACCTTTTACAATACTATCATCTGCAGAAAATACATTTGGCACACCGTCACCCTTGTCCCCTCGAATAATATGTTCGAAGATATATTTTTCTGGGCTAATGTCTGGTTTAACATATTTTTTCTGTACAGGAGAAAACTGTTTTACATTTTCATACTTTTGAAGTTGAATAAAGTCATGGTCTCCAGAAAGAACTAAGAATGGCTTTGGTTCATCAAATAGGACACTGCTTGTATCATTGGACTGAGACCATTCTGCTAATACTGCAATTACATCGTCTGCTTCCGCACCATCAACATTAATAACTTTATAAGGAAAGAAAACATCGATCTCGCTTCTAATTAAATTGAGTGCTTCAAAAATTTGTTTCCAATCAAGACCAGAGTCTTCCCTTGCCTTTTTTCTGCCTGCTTTATAATACTTAAAGTATTCTCGGCGCCAATAGCTTTGGTTGTCGCATGCAATAACAAGCTCCCCAAATTCTTTGCCAAATTTTTGTTTATAACTTCTAATAGAATTAAGAATCATATGGCGCAGAAGAGGGACCTGCACTACAATGTCTTTACGGTTGCCTAACTCCATCATTAGATTGGAGATGGCGGTTTGGTTAAAATCTACTACTATCATAATGAGGTGTTTGTTACTTTTACTGAGGTTACGATTAAAGGGCTTACTTCTGTTGATGATACTGTTACTACATTTCCGCTTGCGTCAATAAATGCATTTGCGCTTGTATTTTGATTTTCTAATAGTGTGACCCATTTTGATACTGTTTCTTTAACATTTGATTTTAATGTTAAATCCATTACTTGAGTACTACATCCTGTTAACAAATTGTAAACCATTTGTGTAATTTGTGCAGTCACTGCACTACGAATAGATGCTTTATTGATTGAAGCAATATACGATGCATTAAGACCATCAATAGTTGCAACAAAAGTTGCTAATGCTTGTTGGTAATCAGAAAACCCTGTAGCATTTTGAACTTTTTCTATAATAGCATAGATATAATCTTTGTTCTTTAAAGAATCAACCAATGATTGTAAATCGATATCCGGCACATCATCATTCGGAGTACAAGCGGAGCCTAACAAATCTTGTAAAGAACAACCACCTGCTAATGATGCACCAGTTTGATTTGTAGTAACACCCGACAATCTATTAGTGTTATCTAAATAGGTATTGACCTTTGCCTGTGTTGCGGTTAATGCTGTTTTCTCTGCATTTAAAGAAGTTGTCTCGGCTGAAAGGTCCGCAAAACCGGAGGTTGGCGTTGTGCCAGGATTTGCAGTAATAAAAGCAATGCGAGTATCAATAGTGTTCTTTTTAGTTTGAAAAATACTATCTGCAGATGCAAGTGCGGTACCTAACGGATTTTCAAAGAAAGTTCCACCTAAATCTTCTAGTGTTGTAGAAAAGTCATTTGCTGCAACTTGTGCAGTATGTATTGCGTTTGTGATAGTGTCAACTAAGCTTTTAACCTCAGTCAAAGCATTTGGTATTACGCCAGATCCAGGAATAATACCAGGTTTGCCTTGATGAAGTTCATTGTAAACTTGTTGTAATGGATTGCCTCCAATTTGAGACAATACTACTTTAATTAACTGACAATAACTTAAATTTAATCCTGCCATAATAGTTACCTTATAATTTTTAGAATGATTGTATCTATATTTATCCTACCATTGACTGCCTGTTGTTTGGATTTAATATCATCCAAGAAAGTTCTCAATTTAACTTTACCAGCAACCATCAAATCTTTAATTTGATCTGCAGGTTTACGCAAAGTCTTTTGCTTTGATTTGTCTGGGGACCAATTTTGTAATGCTGTACCTTTTACAGACATACCTTTTGTAGATTCTGATACATACACCGCTAACTTACGAGTCTTAGTATTAAATAGCCATACTTGTTCTGCACCTATAAGGTCAATTGCCTTTGCAGATGATAATCCCATTTCATCATCTTTAAGTTTATACTTTATACTTTTAACTTGTACTGCTGGAGGTTTTTCCCTTGTAGCTCTTGGCTTACGATTTGCTTTCTTAAACTGACCATACTTATCGCAGTCCTCAAGAAATGATTCAAACATCTTAACAATATTTTTAAGCTTGCGTTTGTTGATGTTAGAGTAACCTTCGACTAATTGCGAATCTTTACTATCAACAACATCGGCAAATTCATCTAATCGTTTTTGACTCCACGTCTTAATGTCTGATACATAAGGAGCCGGTATCTGATTAGACTTTAAATAGTTATAGAGATTAATATCTTTATCCTGAGTAACAAATTCATCAAGGCTGCTTTCAAGTTCACCGATTGTTTCTGAAATTTTGTCCTTCATTGCTTCTTGAATTGAAGGTCGCTTGGGGGTGTTATCTTCTTTAACTACAACCTTAACAATATTTTGCTTTTCGTTGAATCTAGCTTTACCTAAGTCTAGTAATACATCTAGATTGTTGTTGAATGACTTTTGATGTGCTTCGGAAATATTTGCACCTTGCAAAAGCATGCGACACATCCAACCATAAGTAATATGGATATCACGTTCTTCTATTTCTAAAAAGAATTTGCTTTCAGCAGGTCGATGAGTTTTAATATACTGAGCATAATACTTATAAGAATCTGCTCTGGTCTTTTCCGTACTATACCAATTATTAAGTCTTAGTAACGTAATGGTATAGTTGTCGGATGTCGGATCAAGTCTCGAAACCAGAGGTTCGGATTGAAGAATTTTACCTGCATCATGCTGTTTCTTTGTCGCCAATTTCTGCTCCAAGAGTAAATTTAATTGATCGAATAGAATCGAATCTGCACGAACGCCATGCTTGTTTTTCTAGATCAAAAACATGAATATAGTTCTCATGAATTTCTGCATCTGGATCTACAGTATAACCTGTTGGCAATTTCGATTCCATAAGAGTACACTTCATTTCTCTTATTGTATCATCTTTTTTAACGAAAGTCAAGTCTACAGTTTCCGTCTTCAAGAGACCATGAAGCCAATCTCTAAAAATCTTTTGTTCGTCTTTAGATGTAGATTGATACCAAGTACCAGAAATGTTTTCCATTGTCAAATCTTTCATAATATAAAATAATATCTTATCGACCTCGGCCGACTTTTTTCACAATGGCTTTATTAATAGATTGGATATGTTTTGGCCTTGCAGATTTTACCATTGCTTGTAGTTCTGCTAAGGGCTTCGAATGAAGCTTTGGTTTACCAGATTTGGTAGTGTTGGGATCACGATTTTTATGATTAGACATACTATTTCCTTATATAAAATGATTATAACACCTTTTGATCGGCGTGTCAAGCAAAAAGAGCGGGACAAGCCCGCCCTGCATAATTATGCTTTACCTTCTACTTTTTCTTTTGTACGACCATAAGCAGCGATACCGAGAACGGCACCCATTGCAATATGATAAAGACCAGCACCTTGTAAAGTTAATGGATTCCATTGGCTAGTTACTTGTCCACCTTGCACTGTTTGTAAAATAGACCATAGAACCGGAAATATCACAAAATCTGCTGTACAGGTTAGCATATAGATCCAACCCATTGCAGGACGCCATTTTTTGTTAATCCAATCCGTATTATCGTTCTTAACTAGAGTCTCCGCCCCTGCGTCTTTGTCTTCGTCTGCCATATTTTCCCCTTTTTTATTATTTGGCTTTTTTCTTCCTTCCCGCAGTAGCCTTTTTAACTGCTGGTTTATTTACTGCCGGTTTTTGCTCCGGTTGTGGAGCAACAGGTACAGCAACAACTTCTTTTATCTCTTCAAGTTTTACCTCTTCGAGTTTTTTCTCTTCTGGAATAATATTTAAAGGTGCGGGTGCCGGAGCAACTGGTGCTGCAGCAGCTGCTTGTACTGCAGGAGATTCTGTGATCATTGCAGTTCTTTGTGTAAAGTCTAATGGGTGTTTTTCCTCTGGTTTAGAAGTAAATACCCCAAATATTTTTTTTAGTAAACTCATTTTATTGCCTTTCTTTTATACTTTGCAAAAAATTATAAATGTCACCCGTTGGCATTTCAAATCGATGGAATAAATCTGAATACTTACAAGATAATATAGTATATATGGCTTCTTCAGTTCCAACTACTGAATTTTCTAAAGATTTTTGTAATTCTTGGTAAAATAAACGATCTATTTGTGCTATCTGCATTCTTGTACCACCAAACACGGTTGCTCGACATACATAGTCTGGTACATACCCACATTCTTTGGTTATGTATTGTTTACTAAGTCCATGGATTTCTGGTTGGTCGTCTCTTTTGTAGGAAAATGACGTAATGAAGAATTTATCCTTGGGAATATTGAAAAAATTGAATTCCGAAAAAGATTCTTTTAAATTGTAACTACCATAAATCCCAGAATCTACCCAATATGTATGGTCATCGTTGAAAACTTGTGAAACTGAGGTCAAAAGTTGAGATTTTAGGTTTGTTAGTAAAATATAATAAGGAGAAGCAATTATACTATTACGCATCCATTCGGATTGACCTAACCAATCTTCATTTTTTGTGATTTCTTTTATTTTTTCAAATAGAATATGTTTTTCTAATATTTCTTTATCTAATCTGTAGTATAAAACATTGTCACCTTTAAAAATATTTCTATATTTCCAATCGCCGTATATTGCAATCTTATGATTTACAGCTATAACTTTTTTTAATGATTCTATATAATGTTCTTCAAAATTTCTACTATGTCTATCTATATCAACAAGTGCAGTAACTAGCATCATTTCTTTTTCCCCATTATTTTTTGTATTCTGTCTAAAGAATCGGTATTAGGTTTTGCTGCTGATCCGCCTTTTACCTTAAATCTTTCAGGTAACTTATCAAATAATCCCCAATCATCTGAAGTTTTATCTAACTTGATATTTTCGAGTGTTTCTATTTCACATTCAAATACAATACTTAATGTGCAGTATACTGTATTATTGTTAAACGAATTTGATTTGTATTGATCTTCATAATAACCGATTTGTGTAAATTTTGGCCATGAATTAAATTCATCGGTTTTTGTAAATCTTTCCTCATACTCACCTTTGGGGAACATTCGTATATATCGTATATCTTCTATAGGGCAAAGCTCTTCTATAATTTTTCGTCTTGCTGCTTGCTCTGCAGTTTCGCCCATGTATACTCTACCACCAACAGGCCAATATACGCCCCTCATAGGTTCTTCGTTTCTTTTAATAAGCAAAAATTTATTTTTGTGTCTTATAACTATATCGGTACATATTATAATAACACTTTCACATATTTCTTTATATTTTTCTTCAGGAATAAACATAATTACCAATGTCTAATGACACCCGCAATAATAACGAAACAAGTAACCGTGTGTAATGCGACCCAGAATGATTTTAAGAACAAAGCGATACGTGCTTCTCTTAGTGTAAGTATTGGGATATCTGGTCTATCTGAATCAGTATGTCCCATTAGATGCCCGGTTGCTCGGGCCCAAATTTTCTCTATGGATCTAATCAATTATACAACTCCGAAATGTTTCTTTGTCTTATCTATCATTTTTTGAAAATGCGCAATTTTTCCTTCGTGCCATTCACGATCACGAACATTGAACGATTTTTTGTTATATCTTTTGACCAATTCAATCTCAGCCTCAAGAAGACTGATAAATTCTTTGGCCATTAGATTATAGAATTGTTCCAAGTCCATTTCATCTGCATATCCGGTTAAAAAATAATGACGTGGTGTTTCGTTATCCACGTAATTTAACATTCCGGACGCCAAGCCAATATCAATTAATTTTTCGTTCATTATTCAACTCCGAAATTTTTTCTAATCTCTTGAATAGGATGTAAGTATTCTTCACCGGGTCTGCTCATTCTAACACTATATGGAGCAATGATATCAATACATTCCTGCACAATCAACTCGGCGAACTTTTCAACATTGTCAATGCCCATCCATTTACCGCTCACATCGGTTCCTACTTGTTGTATCAGTTCGTTAATTCGTTCGTTCATCTACGACTCCAAGCAATATAACCGCCATTGGTAACACTCCACGGACAATACTGTTCCCATAATGCTTTGCCTGTTTCGGAATTTTCTTTCATCAAACGATCTAGATTAGGACGAGTTTTATACCCATCCAAACTCCAGTCGTGATTTTTTAGCGCAGTTTCAAGTTCGTTCATTATTCAACTCCGAAATGTTCTTTAATAGCTACAGCTGTTGCGCGATTGCCATTGAACACGGCAAGCTTCACGCACTCGAAGATTAACAACTCGGCGAACTTTTCTGGATTATCAATTGTATATTGTGGCCAAGTGTGTTGATTGCCGCTATCATAGTGACCTCCAGCCTGTGACCAAAGTTCTTTAATTTTATCGTGCATCTGGATCTTTCTTATAACAAGTTAAACATACTGCATCATACCTTGGTCCCGAGCAATGATAGATGGCACCATTGCAATATTTACACAGTATAAATGTTTGAGTTACAATTGAACCTTTAGGAGGTGCATACAGGTTATAATAACCTTCTTCACGCTCAATGTAACCAATATGTTCTCGATCGGTCATTACTTGCTTTCGGTTTGACGAGTCCACGGCCGATTTAACGGCCCAGTAATCTAATTCGTTGTTGTTCTCAATAGAGAAGCAACTCTATACACGTTACTAAGACTTCAAAGTATTTTTAAATTCTTTTCTAACATAGTACTCTACCAATTTTTTCTGTATCATTGTGATAAGATCTCCCTGTAGATCTGTAATGATAAACCTATATGGACATTTACCCCATGTATTATGCTTCACAAAGTCTCCATACCATTTACGGTGAAGTTTATTATCAGCATCGAACACTGCCCAGGGTCTAATATTAAATTGTAGTATAGACATATTATAACACCTTCCCAAGTTCAGTGTAGATCAATTTGTCCAAAAGATCATCGTACGGTTGTCCGTTTCTACGCTTCAACCAAATGGCCTCTATATATGAGAGTTTACCTCCCCACGATAAGGAATCGTCTTTACGTAGCTCCAGCTCTTCAATGAGATCTTTTGTATCGATATCAGAAAGATCGATGTCTACTGAGATATAAGGCATATTATTAGCTCCTGTTTTTCTGTGGGAAATTTCTGGGAAAATTTTTCTGGGGGATTATTTTGAGACTTGATGTTGGATGAATATAATTAGCAGGTCGCTATACCCTATATAGGCCTACGGTGTTCTTCGCTGTCTAATTTAGGGGG